GGGAAAGGGCCCGCTGTCCGCGGCGCACATCTGCGTCGAGGGTGCCGGCCCCGCGCTGTTCGGCGGGTGGGCCGGGTCCGACGAGGGTTACGCGTGCGACGAACATGGCTGTGGCTGTGACTGGGAGTATGCCTACGAGCTCGGCGAGCCGATGGGCATGCTCTGGCCGACTCCACTGATCCAGGTCACGGCCGTGTCCGAGGAGCAGACGGACAACATCTACGGCGCGCTCAAGCCGATGGTGCAGAACGGCCCGCTGGATGACCTGATCACGAAGGTGGGCGAGGAGTTCACGCGCCTGCCGGGTGGTGGCCGGATCGACACGGTCACCTCGAGCGCGCAGTCCCGTCTGGGGCAGCGCATCACGTTCGCCCCGCAGGACGAGGTCGGGCTGTGGACCAAGGCAAACAAGATGCTCAAGGTCGCGCGCACCCAGTACCGCGGCCTGGCGGGCATGGGCGGCCGTGCGTCGCTCACCACGAACGCGTGGGACCCGTCGGAGGACTCCCTGGCGCAGTCCGAGTTCGAGGCCGCCGCCGCGGACGTGTACGTCCAGTTCCGGCAGGCGCCCGCGTCGCTGAAGTACAAGAACAAGGCCGACCGGGCGAAGATCCACCGGTTCGCCTACGGGGAGACTTCCCGGGCGCGCGGCGGCCACGTCGACCTCGACGCCATCGAGTCCGAGGCTGCCGACCTCCTGAAGAAGGACCCCGCCGAGGCGGAGCGCTTCTTCGGCAACCGGATCGTCTACGGCGCGGGCGCGTGGCTGGCCGACGGGGCATGGGAGGCCGCATATGCCGGCAAGTAAGCCCGTCTGGCGCGCGAATCCCCCGCGTGGCACGAGCGTCTGTGGTGGCTTCGATGGCTCGTTCAACGACGACGTCACGGGGATCAAGCTGGAGACGCGTGCCGGCCTGATCTTCACGCCGCGGTATGGCCCGGACCGTCGCCCGACGATCTGGGACCCGCGCGAGTGGGGAGGCGAGATCCCGCGTGATCAGGTCGCTACGGCATGGGACGAGATCACCGGCCGGTACGACCTGCTGCGTGCCTACTGCGACCCGGGTTTCCGCGACGAGATGTCGTGGGAGTCGGACATCGAGGCGTGGGGCCAGAAGCACGGGGAGAAGAAGTTCATCTCGTGGCAGATGTCCGGCGGCACACGCGTCACGGCCGTGTACGCGGCGCTCAAGCGCTTCGAGGCGGACCTCAAGACGGGGCTGATCACGCAAGACGGCTGCCCGGTCACCGCGACGCACATGGCCAACGCCCGCAAGGTCGCCAAGCCGGGCGAGCGGTACGGACTGGCCAAGCCCGAGCAGCACCAGAAGATCGACCTAGCCGTCACCAGCGTGCTGTGCCATGAGGCCGCGTCGGACATGCGCGCCGAGGGCTGGCCCGAACACCAAGAGCAGTACGCCTACGTGATGTGAGGAGGTGTGATCTGTGGTTCTTACCGCCAAGCAGGCCGTGGCCACGGTTGAGCGCCTCCACAAGAAGCTCAGCAAGCGCCAGTCAGAGATCGAAGGGCTGGAGAACGCGTTCGCCGGGCAGCAGCCGTTGCGGTTCGCGACGCAGGAGTGGTCCAAGGCGCACGGCGAGCGGTACAAGAACTTCTCGGACAACTGGTGTGGCGTCGTCGGCTCCGCGCCGGCCGAGCGCACCGGGCTGAACGGCTTCAAGGTCGGCGACGACGGCGAGTCCGCCTCGGCTGACGAGAAGGGCCTGTGGCGCGACTGGGAGGTCAACGAGGGCCCGTCGCAGTCGTCGCAGGGCTTCCAGACCTCGACGGTCGCGAAGCGGTCCTCCGTGCTGGTCTGGGGCGACACGAACGACGACCCGGTCATGACCTGGGAGCACCCCTCTCAGGTCGTCGTCGACTACGACCCGGAGCAGCCCCGCATCCGCCGGTACGCGCTCAAGGCCTGGCGCGACGACGACACCCACTTCGCGATCCTGTACACCCCGGAAGAGGTGTGGAAGTTCAAGCGCTCCTCGGGCGCCATCGCCTCGATCAAGGGGCGCACGGAGACGGGCCTGGAGGTCGTCTCGCGCGGTCTGCAGACCGGCGGCGGCTGGGCGATGTGGCAGCCGGAGACGGACGACAAATGGCCGATCGCGAACCCGCTGGGCCGCGTTCCGGTCGTCGAGTTCCAGAACCGGCCGCGGCTGATGCATGGCCCGCTCTCGGACATCGAGGGCACGATGGCGATGCAGAACGCCATCAACCTGCTCTGGGCGTACCTGTTCGTGGCGGCCGACTACGCTTCGATGCCCGCGCGGGTCGTACTCGGGCAGGAGCCGCCCAAGATCCCGGTCCTGGACGAGAACGGGCAGCCCACGGGCAAGACCATCCCCGTCGACCAGGAGAAGCTCAAGCACGGCCGCATGCTCTGGCTCACGGGCGACAAGGCGTCCATCGACCAGTGGTCGGCGGCCAACCTCGAGGTCTTCACCGACGTCATCAACATCTCGGTCCGCCACGTGGCCGCGCAGACCCGGACGCCGATCTACCTGGTCCACGGCGAGCTCGGGAACGTGAACGGCGAGACCCTGACGGGCCTCGACGCGCCGTTGGTGTCGAAGGTGAAGCAGTCGCAGGAGGTCTACCAGGGCCCGATGCGCGAGGTGTTCTCGCTCATGGCGGGCGTGCGCGGCCAGACCGGCCTCGCTGACGCCTGCCGCACGGGCCAGGTGCTCTGGAAGAACGCCGAGGTCCGGTCCGACTCCCAGGTGTCCGACGCTGCGGTCAAGGACCGGCAGATCGGGTGGCCGCTGGCTGCGGTGCTTGAGCGCCGGTACGGGCTCGACCAGCCGACGATCTCCCGCATCATGGCGCAGGTCGAGGCCGAGAAGAGCGATCCCGTGCTGGAGCGCATGGCGCGGGATGCGGCCGGCGGAGCGTTCGGCGAGCAGGACTCAGCCGAAGAGCCTGCACCTGCTGGAGCGTGACCCGTGGCCACGATCCCCGAGGCCGCGGTCGAGCACTACAAGCTCATGCAGCGCCTGCAGGTCGTCGGAGTCGCTGCAGCACGCCGCGCGTGGACGCGGGTGGATGGAAGGTACATCACCAACACGTGGACGCCGGTCATCGGACGTGAGCTCCTGCCGATCCTGACCGGTCTGCAGGTTCAGGCTGCGCTCGACGGCGGGATCTACTCAGCGGCGACCCTGGCTGACCAGGGCGGCTACGTCGAACCGGACTACTTCACCGATCCGTACGCCTTCGCTGGCGCGGCCGCCGACGGGCGCTCGCTCGAGGGCCTGCTCTACTCCCCGGCAGCGACGGCCAAGACGGCGATCGGCGGCGGCGCCACGGAGGCTGTGGCGATGGCTGCTGGCAAGACGGCGCTGGAGATGATCGTGCAGACGGTCATCGCGGACGCTGGTCGGCAGGCTGCGGGCGTGGATGTCGCGGCCCGGCCCCAGGTCGGATACGTGCGGATGCTCAACCCGCCGTCATGCTCGCGGTGCGTGATCCTCGCGGGGAGGTACTTCCGCTGGAACGCGGGCTTCCGTAGGCATCCGCGGTGCGACTGCGTGCACGTCGCGTCGTCGGTCGGCTCCACGGCCGCTGCACTGCGCGAGGGCATGGTCGACGACCCGTACAAGGCGTTCGGCGACATGTCGGAGGCCGAGCAGGACAGGGCTTTCGGCAGGGCGAACGCGCAGGCCATCCGCGACGGCGCCGATGCCTCTCAGGTCGTCAATGCCCGCCGTGGCATGACGGCGAACGGGAACTTCACCCTCGAGGGCACCACGCGGCGCGGCAACGCGTCCCTGGGCCTGAACCCCAGACAGCGGCGCATGACTCCGGAGCTGATCTACGCACAGACCGGCGGCGACCGTGAGGCTGCGCTCCGGCTGCTGGTCACGCACGGCTACATCCTGCCGAAGGGGCAGATCCCCACCGGTGCGCTTCGCGGCCAGCAACTCGGGTTCGGTGCATTGGGTCGCGGCGGCACTCGCCGTGCGGCCTCGCAGGCAGTCCTGGACGCGAACGCGACCGGGGTCCGTGACCCGAACGTCCGCTACACGATGACCGAGGCGGAGCGGCGCCTGTACGACGCGAGACAGCGCTACGAGGCAGCCCTGGCGGGCTATGACCCGTACGTGAACTCGCAGGCGTTCAGCAACCGCGCGGACCCGACCGGGACACTGCGCGGCTTCGGCCGGTCGTCGGCCTCGGGCCGATCTCGACCGGCCACCCCAGACGTGGTAGCGCGCGCTGAGCGCGAGTACCGCACATGGCTCGCCTCTGGCGGCCAGATCTTCACTTCCTGACGCCGCAACGGCGCCGGGACCGCCTCGCGCAACGCGAGACCCCAGGAGGAAACCATGTCCGCACCCAACCGCGCCTACGTCCCCGGAACGGACAGCATCGACATCACCGCCCCTGGCGGGATCGAGGCGCTGCTCGAGTTCCACCGCATCAACTTCGGCGACGCCGTCATGCGCGCCAACGATTCCGGCGGCGAGGGCGACCAGGACGACACGGACACCGAAGACGACGACGCCGGCCAGTCGACTGCCGACGACGATGCCTCGGACGACCAGGATGACGAGGGCGACTCCGATGGGGCCGATGCCCTCGGCGACAAGGGCAAGCAGGCCCTGACCCGCATGAAGGAGAAGCTCAAGACCGAGCGCACCAAGCGGCGCCAGGCCGAGCAGGAGCGTGACGCCGCGTCCGCAACGGACGAGGCAGACAAGGCTCGCCGCGAGGTGGAGTCAGCCGCTCTCTCCAAGGCCAACAACCGCATCGTGCGGTCGGAGGTCAAGGCTGCCGCCAAGGGCGTGCTGGCCGACCCGAACGACGCGTTCCGCTTCATCAACCTCGACCAGTTCGAGGTGGACGACGACGGCGACGTGGACGAGGACGAGATCGCTGCGGCGATTGCGGACCTGGTCGAGAAGAAGCCCTATCTGGCTGCGCAAGGTGGCAAGAGGTTCCAGGGCACCGGAGGCGGTGGGGCACGCGGGCGCAAGTCCGCCGAACCCACCCTCGACGAGCAGATCGCCGCGGCCGAGACGGCCGGAAACCACAGGCTCGCCATTTCGCTCAAGCGGCGCAAGGCGACCGACACCTCTGAGCAGTAGGAGATCATCATGGCCGGTATCACCGGACTCGGTACCACCTTCAACCTCCCCAACTACCACGGCGAGCTCGTCGCTCTGACGCCCGCCGAGACGCCGTTCTTCTCCGCGATCGGCAGCCTGAACGGCGGTGGGGGTCAGACCTCCGCGCCCGAGTTCGAGTGGCAGGGTTACGACCTGCGCGACCCGGGCCAGAACGTCGCGCTGGAGGGTGCTGCGGCGCCCACTGCGCAGGAGCGCGTGCGGACGAACTTCTCGAACGTGGTTCAGATCCACCAGGAGCGCGTGACGGTCAGCTACACCAAGCAGGCCGCCACCGGGCAGTACGCCGGCGCCAACGTCGACTCCGGGGACAACCCCGTGTCGAACGAGCTGGACTGGCAGGTGGAGCAGACGCTCAAGCAGGTCGCGCGCGACGTGAACTGGAGCTTCCTCAACGGGAACTACCAGAAGCCGTCGGACAACACGACCCCGCGCAAGACGCGCGGCATCATGGAGGCCGCGGCGACCAAGGTCGACGAGGGCTCCAACGTCGCCACGGGCGCCTCCTCGGCGACCACGGTCATCACCCCGGTCGGCGGCCACACGCTGTCGGTGAACGACAAGATCGTCTTCACCAAGGTCGGGGCGATGACCAACATCGTCGCCGGGCGCATCTACTACGTGACCTCGGTCTCGACCACGGTCTCGTTCGAGGTCGGCGCGACCCAGGGCGGCGCCGACATCACGCTCGGCACCAGCTCGGCGAACGTCGACTACCACTCGCTGTCCACCTCGGACCTCGCGATCACGGACATCGACCCGTTCGTCCAGTCCGTGTACGACGCCGGCGGCCTCACCGGCGGCTCGGCGACCTTCGTGGTCAACTCGACGCAGAAGCGCGCCCTGTCCGCCGCGTACGCCGCGGCATACGGCAAGGCGAACCCGCTGGTCAGCGGCGAGCGGATCGGTGGTGTCGTGGTCGACACGATCGAGACCGACTTCGGCACGCTGGGCATCATGCTCGACCGCGCCATGCCGAAGGACGCGATCCTCCTGGCCACGATGTCCGAGCTGCGCCCGGTGTTCCTGAACATCCCCGACAAGGGCGTGTTCTTCGAGGAGCCCCTGGCCAAGACCGGCGCGTCGGAGGACGTGCAGATCTACGGCGAGATCGGCCTCGACTACGTCAACGCCTCCTCGCACGGCGTCCTGCGCGGCCTCAAGGCCTGACCGCCCGCGCGGGGCGGGCCATGCTCGCCCCGCGCCCTTCCTGGAGGGAGAGCCACATGGCTCCGATGTACCGCAATGACCGTGGTCGCGAGATCTTCGTCTCCGGCGCGGACGTGGAGGCCCGCTACGCGGCCGACGCTGACTGGACGCCCGTCACCGAGAAGGCCGCGCCTGACGGCGACCCGACCGACTCCTGGACCGTCGCCCAGCTCACCGCGTGGGCCGGGGACAACGGCGTCGACGTCCCGGCCGGCCCGAAGCCCGCCGTCGTCGAGGCCGTGCTCACCGCGCTGTCCGAGCGCAAGGCAAAGGCCGAGGCTGACGCCAAGGCTGCGGCCGACGCGGCCAAGAACTGACCTGAGGAGGCCGCCGTGGCACTCGCACCGCTCGCAACGACGGCCGATCTCACGGCCCGCAAGATCGACACATCCGAGTCGGCCGCCGTCGCCGTGCTCCTGGCGTCCGCTTCGGCGGCCGTCCGGGACGCGGCGGGCTGCTCGATCAGCCGGGCCACGGTGACGGTCCAGACCCCGGGGACGCCTGAGCAGTGGCTCACGGTCCCGGGCTGGGCCGTTACTGCCGTGGAGGACGTCCTGGTGGACGACGTCGCGGCCACGTTCAAGATGGTCGGCGGGCGCCTGTGGCGCGCGTGCGGGTGGCAGCCTGGCTGCGAGCCGACCAACGTCACCATGACGATCACCGAGGGCGTCGTGGACGTCCCGGCCGACATCATCGACCTGGTCTGCTCGCTCGTCGCGGGCGGCCTATCCGCGCTTGAGGACGAGTACGACCCGAAGCGCGGCATGTCGTATGAGCGCATCGACGACTACCAGTACGGCATGCAGACGGGCGACGACGAGATCGTCTCCCCGATGGAGCTCCCGGAGCGGACCAAGGCGTCGCTGGCGCAGCGGTTCGGCAACTCCGCGTTCGTGACCGAGGGCGCCTGATGTCCGCGCGCTCGACGGTCCTGCGCGGACGTCGGATGGCTGTGGCGCAGATGCTCGACACCTGCACGATCGGCGATCTGGGCGAAGTGGCCACGGACCCGGACGACGGAGCGGTCACGACCCCGATCGTTCCGGTCTACCCGGACCCCGAGTGGCCGGACGATCACCCATGGAAGCACGGCCCCTGCAAGGTGCAGACCTGGGAGGCGCAAGAGTCCAACCCGGAGGCCGGCGGCGCGGTCCTAACGGTCCAGCGCTACGCGGTGCACACCCCGGTCGGCTCGTTCGCCCCGCAGATCGGCCACGTCGTCGAGATCGGGACGGCGGCGCTGGACCCGAATCTCACCGGCCGCCGGTACCGCGTCGTCGCGCTGCTGCACAAGACTCTGGCGACGGCGTACCGGCTCGGCGTGCTGGAGGACTGATGGCCGGCTTCGAGATCGACACGTCCGAGCTCCGAAAGCTCTCGACCGACCTGGGCAAGATCCCAGGCAAGGCCGTGGCCCCCGTGGAGGCCGTCCTCAAGAAGGCCGCTCAGGTTCTGAAAGAGGGCATGGCTGCCGAGTTCGAGGGCAGCCCGCACTTCAAGCGCGTGGGCGCCGCGGTCTCGTACGAGCGCCGTGGCTTCGCGCGCGAGATCGCGTATGAGATCGGCCCGGAGATCGGCCATGGCGCTGGCTCCCTGGCCGGGATCGCGGTCGAGGGTGGCGCGAACGGCGGCGGCGGCTCGGTGAAGGTCGATCACCTCCTGGAGCCCGAGGCTGCGCAGATCGAGAAGCATCTGGGCCAGGTACTGGAGGGTCTGCTGTGACGACCCCGGCCTACCTCTTCGAAGCCCTCAAGGCGCTGCGCCCCGTGACGCGCACCTTCCACGACTTCCAGGCTCCCGGCACGGCGACCGCGCCGTGGCTCGTGGGGAACCTGCAGATGCCCGAGCCGAAGCCCGGCCTGGTGGCGAACACGCATGGCGCGACGGCGGTGTGGCGTGTGACGGTCGCCGGCGCCACGGGTACTCAGGCGCTGATCGTCGCGGACGAGGCCGAGCAGGCGTGGTCCGGCGTCCGGCTCGACGTCGATGGCTGGATCTGCGGCGCGCTCCGGCCGCCGCGCATGGTCGGCCCGTACGCGGCCGGCTCGACGGCGACGGACACGAACCTCCGCTTCCAGGTCATCACCATGGAGTTCGACCTCACGGTCTCGCGACTGCCGGTCGCCACCCCCTGATAACCCCCGTTCCCAGCCCCTGCCCGACGGCGTGGGGCTCACTGTCGTGCCCGAGGAGGCGCCATGCCCAAGCCCATGTACGTCCGCGTGAAGGACGAGTCGACCGGTCACGAGTTCGACGTCCGCGAGGACTCGCTGCTGCTGCGCAAGGAGCGCGTGAAGCCGGTCAAGGCGAAGGAGTACCCGCCGTCGCGGGTGGCGCGCCTGCCGAAGCACCACATCAAGCTCGCGGGCCGGACGGCCTCGCGTGAGACCGGCACGGCGTCTGTCGTGTCGGATCCGCCGGCGGCGCCCGCCGTCGCGGATGAGGCCCCCGAAGAGGAGAACTGACCATGGCTGGAACGCCTGACCTGCCCATCACCCCGGTCGATGGGAACGTCCGCCTGGACATCCTGACGACCGTCGCCGACATCGACGTCATCACCGCCGCCGAGGCGAACGCTGTCACGGGACTGAACGCGTCGTGCTACATGACCGCGGACAGTGCGCTGGTCGCCGTCGAGCAGGCGTCGATCCCGGTGCAGCTGCTCTGCCAGACCGTGGACCGCACCGAGCCCGGTCGCAAGACTCCGACGCTCGGCATGACCGCGGTGGACAACACGAACAACCCCGACGCCACGGCGTCGAACGAGTTCGCCGAGCTCGTGGTGGAGGGCGACGTCTTCACCTTCCTCATGCGGTACGGCAAGGCGTGGGACGAGGCCTACGTGGCCGGGGACGAGTACTACGCCGTGAAGTTCAAGGCCGGGCAGAAGATGCCCATGGCCCCCGAGGCGAACTCCTACACACGCAGCGTGTTCAACACGTTCGTGCAGGACTTCGCCGGCCCCCGCGTCATCGTCGCCTGAGCGGGGGGCTGACTCATGGCAACTCTCGCCGCTCAGAACGCGAACGTCGTCGCGGGCCGCACGCTGACCCTCTCCGCTGCCGCTGGTGGTGGTGACCGCGCCCCTGTGGGCGAGGGCCTCTTCCTCCTGATCCGCAACGGTTCGGGCTCGTCGATGACGGTGACGCTCGACTCCACCGGCACGGCGTTCAACGCCACGGCCGTCGCTGACACACCGATCGTCGTGGCCGCGGGCGCCGAGGTCATCGCCCCGCTGCTGCGCGCCTACCGGTCCGAGAGTGACGGCCTGGCCGGCATCTCGTACTCGCTGGCCACCTCGGTGACCGTCGCCGTCGTCCAGGTCTGACCCCACTACCCCTGGCCCGCCCGTCCTGACGCGGAGTGGGCGGGTCAGGTCATCCGCGTCATCCGCGTCTGGAGAGAACATGGCTCTGCCCACAGTGAAGCTGGCCCGCAAGACGGTCGAGCTCTACCCCGACATGCAGGTCTCCGACGAGGTCGAGGCCGCTCTCGACGCGCTGGAGACCGCGCGCAAGGCGTCCGAGACCGAGGCTGGTGCGACTGGCCGCACGCTGGCGTCGAAGGCGCTGTCGGCGGCCACCAAGGCACTCGCTGCCGCCGAGAAGGCGCACGCCGAGATCGAGGAGCGGGCCAAGTCGTCGGTGCTCGAGGTCGCCATCGACCAGATGCCGAAGAAGGCGTGGCGCGAGTTCCAGGCTGCGCACCCCCCGCGCGAGGGCGACAAGATCGACAACGACTACAACATCAACTGGGACGCGTTCGTCGGCGCCTACCTCGAGCAGGTGCCGCCACCGGTCCGCTGGCAGCAGTCGGCTGAGCCAGTCGAGGTCATCCCGAGCGAGTGGGCAGCCTGGGTCGAGACGATCAGCGACCCGGAGTACCAGAAGCTCGCGTTCGCGATCCTGGAGCTCAACCGTCGGGTGGCTGTCCGCCCTTTCTGATCAGCCGCCTGCGCGAGCCCGAGGTGCGCGCGGATGTCGGTGCGGCGCTCCGGCTCGGGATCTCCTACAAGCGGTTCCAGGGCTGGGAGCCCACCACCGTCTACGAGTACGACGAGGCCGGCCGCATGGTCTCCTCCCGGCCCGAGGTCGAGTGGGACCAGACCGAGCAGGACTGGATGCTGGCGTACGAGGCGTGGGGGCGGGACGAGGTCTGCCACCTGTGCGGGTGGCCCAAGGAGATCTGTCAGGCGCGCGAGACCGAGACGATGCTGGTGGTTGACCCGCCGACCCGCTGCCACGTCACCACGTCGATCAAGCGCGCGCAGGACGCCCGCGCGCAGCAGGGCGGCGGGAAGCACGACGACGCGCTGCTCTGGGGGGCTCGGCTCAAGGACGCGACCGGATCGCGTTCACGATGACGCCGCCGATGATCAGCAGCACCCCGATCAGTAGGGGCAGTGCGCGGATATCGCCGCCGCCGAACGCGGGCACGAACGCGATGAGCACGGCGATCCCGCCGACCGCGATCAGGCCGTTGATCTGAGACAGCCAGCTCGCGCCCTCTTGCTCATGGCTCATGCCGCCCATCCTCGCGCCCTGATGCGCATCCGACCAGGAATGCAGGGGGTGAATCGTGGCCGAACGTACCGTCAAGCTTCGTATCGGGGCCGACATCTCGGGCCTCCAGTCGCAGATGCGCGCGGCGCAGGCGTCCGTGGCGGACTTCTCGAAGAAGTCGGTCTCGTACATCGAGAAGAACTCGGCGAGCATTACCGACCTGTCGGACAAGGTCGGCGCCGTCGGCCTTTCCCTCACGGCTCTCGCGACGATCGCAGTCACAAAGTTCGCTCAGTTCGACAAGGCGATGTCCTCGGTCGCGGCTACAGGCGATGATGCCCGCGGAAGCCTGAACGACCTGCGCGCCGCTGCGATCGAGGCTGGCGCGGACACCGCGTTCTCCGCGACAGAAGCTGCGGGCGCGATCGAGCAGCTGGCCAAGGCTGGAGTGTCTGCGAAGGACATCCTCGGCGGTGGCCTGAACGGCGCCCTGTCCCTCGCGGCTGCGGGCGAGATCGACGTGGCCCAGGCCGCCGAGACCGCGGCCAGCGCGATGACCCAGTTCAACCTCAAGGGCACCGACGTCGGCCACATCGCCGACCTGCTCGCCGCTGGCGCTGGTAAGGCGCAGGGCGGTGTCCTCGACATGGGCCAGGCGCTCAACCAGTCCGGCCTCATCGCCGCACAGGTTGGCCTGACCATCGAGGAGACCACCGGCGCGCTGTCGGCCATGGCGTCGGCCGGCCTGGTCGGCTCGGACGCTGGCACGTCGCTCAAGACCTCCCTCATCGCGCTGTCCTCACCGTCGGCGGTGGCGGCGAAGGAGATGGAGCGCCTCGGCATCAGCGCGTACGACGCGCAGGGCAACTTCATCGGCATGGAGGCGCTGGCTGGGCAGCTCCAGGCCCAGCTCGGCGGCCTGACCGACGAGCAGCGCAACAGCGCCTTGGCCACCATCTTCGGCACGGATGCCCTGCGCACGGCCAACGTCCTGTACTCCGAGGGCGCGGCCGGCATCGCAGAGTGGACGTCCGCGGTCAACGACCAGGGCTACGCGGCCGAGACCGCCGCGACGCAGACCAACAACCTCCTCGGAGACATCGAGCGTCTCGGCGGGTCACTCGACACGGTCCTCATCCAGTCCGGATCCGGCGCGAACGAAGTGCTGCGGCAGATGGCTCAGGGCGCAGAGGGTGTCGTCGATGCCCTCGGCCAGATCCCTGCCCCGGCGCTGAGCGCCACCACGATGATCGCTGGTGCCGGGGGGCTCGCGCTCCTCGGCGTCGCGGGCATGGGCAAGCTCACGGTCGCGACGCGGGACACGATCAGCGCCTACCGCGACCTGGTGCCCGCGGGCTCGCGCGCCGACGGCGCTGTGCGGAAGTTCGGCCGCGGCGCCACCATCACCGCTGGCGCCCTCACCGCGGTGGTTCTGGCAGCACAGGCGATCGAGTCGACCGCACCCGACGTGTCGCTCGGCGTCGAGGACATGCGCTCCCGCCTCAAGGGCCTCGCCGAGGACGGTGCCAACGCCAGCCGGGTGTTCGGGGACCTGAACAGCACGTGGGTCAACTTCGAGGGGTTCTCGGCGGACTCGTCGGTCGTCAAGGACGCCGCAGCGTTCCAGGAGCTCCTGCGGCAGACCGCGGACCCGGGGTTCATTGGGGGCGCGCAGCAGCAGCTCGGGTCACTCCTCGGCCTCATGGGCAGCTCCGACATCGGCCAGTTCCAGGCGCGCCTAGCTGGCGTCAACACCGAGCTGGCGAACATGGTCGGCGCGGGGAACCTTGAGACCGCGCAGCAGTCCTTCCTCGGCCTGACCGAGGCGTACAAGCTGACGGACGAGCAGGCCGGCCAGCTCCTGACCACGATGCCAGCGTTCCGCGACAGCCTGATCGGCCAGGCGGAGTCCGCGGGCATCGTGACCAACGACGCGACCCTGCTCAAGATCGCGCTCGGCGAACTGACGCCCGCGCAGCAGGCTGCGGCCGGTGCTGCGGACCAGATGGCTGGCGCGACCGAGGGTGCTACCGGTGCCGTGCTGGACAACTCCGAGGCGATCAGGGAGAACCTGGCCCTCGCCGCCGAGGCGGCGGGCATCGTGCTGTCCGAGCGCGAGGCGCAGCGGTCGCTCGAGGCGGCGTTCGACGACGCAACGGCGTCGATCAAGGAGAACGGCGCAACGCTCGACGTCACGACAGAGAAGGGCCGAGCGAACCAGTCCGCGCTCGACGCCGTGGCCGACGGAGCGTGGGTCGTCGCAGAGTCCATGTATGCCGCGGGCGCGTCGAGCAAGTCGGTCGCGGGGCGGATGCAAGAGGCGCGCGACGCATTCATCCGCACGGCGCAGTCGGCGGGTCACACGAAGGCTGAGGCCCGAGAGCTCGCCAACGAACTACACCTGGTCCCCTCCGACGTCGAGACCATCCTCAAGGCACGCGACAACGCGACGGGGACGATCAACCGCGTCAAGGGCGAGCTGCAGGGCCTGCAGAACAAGACGATCACGATCACGACGATCCGCCAGGTGCTCGGCTCCGACAAGGGCGGCGCGTCGCAGTACGTCATGAAGCGCGCGGGCGGCGGCCCCATCCCGATGGTGCCGGGTGCCGTTCCCGGTAAGGACTCGGTCCACATCCTCGGCATGCCGGGCGAGCACATGCTCGACGTGGACGACGTCAAGGCGATGGGCGGCCAGGCTGGCGTCTACGCGTTCCGTGCTGCCCTGCACAGCGGCATGCAGCACATGGCTACCGGTGGCGCCGTCGGCGAGGCCACACGCAGCGTCGATTCGCTCAGCCGTCGGCTGCGATCGGCGCGCCGTACCCATGCCTCGGACGGGACTATCGACCGCCTCGAGCAGCAGCTCGACGACGCCCGCTCGCGACTGGACCGTTTGCGGTCGGAGGCGACGTCGCTGAGCCGGTCGCTACGCCGCGGCGAGGTCGACGTCACGGGCGGGCTGTCGTCGGCGTACGGCGTGACCGACGATCTGCGGTCGCTGGCCGCCTCGGGCGACCTGGGCCGTGGACGGTCCAGCCGTCTGAGCAGCCGCGCGGGGCAGGGCGAGAGCGCGCTCAAGAGCCTCTACACCCAGGCGGACCGGCTGGAGAAGCGGCTCACTGACGCGCGCGACCGGCACGAGGAACTGGTGCAGGTCTCGCGGGGCGTGCGCACGAGCATCACGGGCGCGTTCTCCCTGTCGGACATCCGAGGCGAGTTCGACGCCACCACGGGCAAGCGGGTGGTGTCTGCCTCGGCGGCAGCGTCCGCGGCCAAGGCGTACGCGGGCAAGGCGAAGCAGTTCGCCGGGGTGCTCGACCAGCTCGGCAAGCACTCAGGTAGTGCGGCCATCGTGCAGGAGGTCGCCGGGTACGGCGTCGAGCAGGGTCTCCCGCTGGCGCAGTCCCTGCTGTCGGATCTGCCGTCGCTGCGGTCCCTGGCCTCGGCGTACAACGACATCGACCAGTACGGCAACCTCGTTGGCCGGTCCGTGGCGCGCGCCGTCGGTGGCGGCCAGGGCGTGGCCGAGGCGCGGCAGGCAGCGCTCCAGGCGTCGGCTCAGGCTGCGGCGATCGACAAGAACATCTCGAAGTGGGGCAAGGTGCTCGGCCGCGAGATGGCCGGTGCGCTCGGCATCAAGGCGCGAGCGGCCGGCGGGTCCTACAACGCTGGTGACCTGGTCCTGACGGGTGAGCGCGGCCCCGAGCTGGAGGTCAAGACCCGGCCCGGCTATGTGCTCACGGCGGACGCCACACGGCGTCTGGCCTACTCCACGGTCAGCGCCGGCGGCGGCGGCGGAGTCACCAACACCTCGACGTCGAACCTGACGGTGAACAACTACACCGAGCCCTTGACGGCATCCAAGCTCCGGCGGTTCGACCGCACGAACCAGCTCCTGGGGAGGCGCTCGTGACCTTCTTCGTGCTGGCGACCGTGACGTCGGCGC